AAATCTAAGAAGGGGAGCATAATGGCATACAATAATAAATATAAAATAACAGTTGCGACTAAATCTAATACAATATCTTATGTTTATTTACTTGAAGATGGATATGTAGGGGACTTAATAGAATATCCTGCTACAAGTATTAGTTTACAATACTTACCACAAAGCGACGATGTTTTTGAACCTATAATGGTTAGTCAATTAAGTTTAAGTATTGATATTACTGACGATGAAATTAATATGCCAAACTTTACTACCTTAAATGATAGGAAGTATTTAGTAAAGGTTTATAACGAATCTACTTTAGAATGGCAAGGTTGGGCTTTAAGTGATAATGTAAATATATCTTATACAACTGGCAGAAAGGAATTATCCTTTAATGCTATTGACGGGTTAGGGATGCTAGAAAAGATTAAATTTCCTGTTGGAAGTTCTTTTTATTTAACAGACTTACAAAGTTGTTTAACTTATTTAATAATAAGTTTAAATCAAATTCAATTTCCAACTTCTTTAAACATAATTAGTGGTATTAGTTATTATTCTGATTCAATGAATAATAGAACTGCTGCTACTTCTAATGAACCTTTAATACAATCTTATTTAAGATTAATAACATTTTTAGACGATAATTCTGAAGCTTTTGATTGTTTAGAAATTATAAAAGAAATATGCAAGGCATTTGGTGCTAAAATATTTCAAGCTAATTGCAAATGGTATATAATAACACCTAATGAATTTGCACAAGCAAGTTATTACTTTACTGAATATAATCCTTCAACTGGTGTTGTAGCTTCAGGAACTAAGTCGTTTACAGGCAATATTGAACCATTTACAGGTAATATAAGCGGTCTTTATTATGTAAATAATAGTCAAGTAAAAATATTAAGAAAAGGTTATAATAAGGTTAGATTAAGTAAGAATATAAATTATCCTTCTAATTTTATTACTAATGCAAATTTGTTAATATATACAGGAAACGATGCTTTTGGTTGGGTTGAAGCAATTACTGGAACTAACTCTTTTCTTTTTGTAAAAGTATATGAAGAAACAGGATTTAATTCTTTTATTTTATTTAGTGGTAACACAGGAACTGCTAACGTATATCCTTTAAACATACCTGCATTAAATTTTAATGATATTGCAAGTTTATCATTTGATATAAGTAATTTGCCTACCAATACTACTATACCAAAACTTTGCATAGTATATATAACACTAACTAACGGAACAGATACATATCATATAGATTCTACTTCAAGGTGGGTATCTTCAGGAACTGATTATTACTTTGTTGCTTTAGAAACTCAAGTAAATCAAATAAATTCAGTTAAAAATATTAGTTTAGAATTGCCACCTGCACCAATTAGCGGTACTTTAAATATTGTGTTTTCTAGCGATACAACTACTTATGATTGGGTAGAATTATCTAATTTTAAATTAGATGTTTCTCAATTATTTAAGTCTGTTTTAACTGAATCTTATATTACTGATTCAGAAGAATATGTTTACGATGCAGATTTAAATATTGGCTTTAATTATACTATAGAAGGCAAGTTTTATTATAGAGGTGCTTTAAGTGATTCATCAGGTAATAGTTTACAAAATTGGTATCGTTACGAATATCCAACAGATATTTACAATTCTTTAAGTGAATTAGTAATTAAACAATATTCAAATATATTAGAAAAAAATATTATTAATATAGATTCTACTTTTTTTGGTTTAATTAATACAAGCGGCAGTTTAAATGCTTCAATGCGTTTAACTTCTGACGATGCTGATGCAATTAATACCGTAGAAGGTTTAAAATATTTATTAGGCAATAGTACTTTAGATATAATAAATAGCGAAGTACAATCTACTTTATTAGAAATTAACGACGCCAATATTGAAACAACTTTAGTAACTACTTATGAAGATACAAATCCAGCTAGGATATTTGGACAAAGAAGGTCGCTTGGACAAACAACTTTTATAGCGGCTTTAACTGCACCTTTGACTTCAAATTTATTATATAGAAGCGGAAGCACATATTACATAGATAGGAATTTAGCACATACTTTTAATGGTGCAAGTCTTTATTATAGAATATTAGGACAGAATTTAGTTCAGACAAATGTTAACCGTATTAATTCATCTGGTGTAATTATACCAATTTAACTAACTTTGAGCAATGCCACAGAATGTAATAGGAAAAAATATAATGCTTTATTATCACGAACCTAGTTCGGTGGAATACCCTGACGGTAGGGATATACCGTTTTCGTGTTCTACTGATTGCAGTTTTAATGTAACTACTGATCAAAAGGAAGTAACTAGTCAAACTTCGGCATGGTATAGAGAATATAAGAACGATATAGCTTCTTGGGGTATATCTTGTAACGGCTTAATTACCTTATCAGGGTATGGTTATTTATTCCTTTTAAACCAACAACAAACTAGGACTACAATTCTAGTAAAATTTGTTATAGATAACGGAGTAGACGGGTTAGTAATAATTAGCGGTAACTGTAACCTAACTAGTTTAGACATAAATGCCCCTTATAAGGATATTGCGACCTATTCAGTTACTTTACAGGGTACAGGTGCGTTTGGTACTTCAGGGGCTACAATCGACCCTAGCGGCACAGTAATAACAGGTGGATCTACAATAATGAAACAATTTACTGCAGCAGGTGGAGAAACTACAAAGGTTTGGACTGATTTAATCGGTAATGACATTCTTTATGTTTCACGTGGTGGTATTGATGTAAGAGAAATACTAACAACAGGAACGCCAGTAGATAATCAGGTTAAATGGAATAAGGCAACGGGTACGTTAACATTTGGCAGGGTTTTAGAATCAGACGAATTTATTAGAGGGCTTTTTAATTAAAAACTATGAGTAATCAAATCGACATAACTGGCGGAGCAAGGGTAAGGGGATTAAATGGCGTAATAACAGGTACTACAGGGGTGTTAAGTTCACTTCCTATAAATACTGCTAATGGTATTCCGCAACTAGATTCTAGTGGCAAAATATTAGTTAGTCAGCTTCCTAATAGCGTAATGGAGTTTCTAGGAACTTGGAACGCAGCTACTAATACTCCTACTTTAGCAAATGGAACGGGTAACGCTGGTGATGTTTATTTGTGTAACGTAGCAGGTACGGTTAACTTCGGTGCTGGTCCTATTGCTTTTATAGTTGGTGATTATGTAGTTTATTCAGGTTCAACGTGGGAAAGGTCAGGCGGTGCAGTAGGAACGGTTACAAGTGTAGCATTAACTGAATCAGGTGATTCTTTAACGATAACAGGAAGTCCTGTAACAACAAGCGGAACTATAAACATAGGCTTTGCAGGAACTAATTTGCAATACATAAACGGAGCAGGAAACTTGACAACCTTTCCGATATTAACAGGGTTTGTACCATATACAGGTGCAACTGCAAATGTTGATTTGGGTACTTTTAATTTGACTGCTGATGTTATTACAGGAGCAACAGGTTCTTTTGCATCAAATGGTGGTAGTGATACTTTCGCTATTAATCATTCAAGCGGTAGCGGAATTGCTTTGAATATTACTAAAGGTGGTGCTGGCGAAGGATTATACATAAACAAGACAAGTGGAAGCGGAAACGCAGCAACGATAATAGGTACATTAAACGCAACTACTTTAGTAAAGAGTGGAGGTACATCAAGTCAATACTTAATGGCAGATGGTAGTGTTTCTACTTTAACTAATCCTGTAACAGGTACAGGTACAACTAATACTTTACCTAAATTTACAGCTGCATCTACAATAGGTAATAGTAATATTACAGATACAGGTTCTTTGATTACTTTAGGGTCTAATACTTCAATTGCAAATGGTGGATTAGGTATTGGACAATCGGCATTAACAGGATATAATTTAAGAATTGGCACTAATATAACAGGTGCAACAACATCTTATGGAATATTTAATTCAAGTTCAATACAATCTGATGTAACAACAACTGCAATATATAATAGAACTGTAGCAACAACTCAAGCTGCATCTTTTACTTTATCTAATATATATCATTATTTTGCATCTCAAGGTACATTTGGTGCAGGTAGCTCAGTTACAACTCAAATTGGATTTTTTGCAGATAATGGTCTTATTGGAGCAACAGCAAATATTGGATTTTATGGTCTTATTCCTGCTGCATTAAATCGTTGGAACTTATTTATGGGTGGTACTGCTGCTAACTTTTTATTAGGAGATACAGGGATAGGTAGTTCATCAAACTTTGTTTCTTCAGGTCCAATATTAACAACTACTTTAACCAATGGTGGTAGTGGTTATGTTGATGGAACTTATACTGATGTAGCTTCTACAAATATTTCTGCAACTATTAATGCTGATTATGCTTTATTTACAATAGTTGTAATTAGTGGGATAGTAACAACTGCAACATTAACTTGGGGTGGAACTTCTTATAGAGCAGGTGATACTTTAACTGTTTCAAATACTTTATTAGGTGGTACAGGTAGTGGATTAGTAATAACAGTTAATACTGTTGATTCATCACAATTAACTATTGCAAGTCTAAATGGTGGCGATATTACTTTATTTAGAAATGATACTTCATTATCAGCAGGAGAAAATATTGGTAGAATTAAATGGGGTGGTAGAGATTCAAGTGCAAAATCAAGTGGATTATACGCTGAAATAGGTGCATTTTCAGCAGGTACATTAGGTGGTGCATACTTGTCATTCCTTACTCGTTCTGTATCAGCAGGAACTTCTTTAGTAGAAGCAATGAGGATAGATGCTCGTGGTAATGTGGGTATTGGTGCGACTGCTTTGACACGAACAAGTTTATCAGTTTCAAAAAATATAACAGGTTCTACTCTTTCTATTGGCATTGGTTCTGATGGAGTAATTCAAAGTGATGTAACAAGTCAAGCATACTACTTTTTATCTGCATCAAGTACTGCTGCCGCATCTTTTACATTAGGAACTTTATTTCATTATAGAGCAACACAAGGTACATTTGGAGCAGGTTCAATAGTAACAACTCAATATGGATTTAATGTTGATAACTTAACAGGTGCAACTAATAATTACGGATTTTACGGAAACATAGCAAGTGGCACAAACCGATGGAACTTGTATATGGCAGGAACTGCTGCTAACTATATGGCAGGGGTATTAAACATAGGTACAACAACTTTATCAGGATATACTTTAGATGTCAACGGAACGGGAAGGTTTAGTTCAAACTTTTATGTAAGTGGTGGAACAAATACAAATGTAGGAAATGGAATACACGCATATTATGAAAGTAATTATGCTCAAATACAATTAAATGGTGCAACAGGAAGTATAATTGATTTTTCAACAAGTGGAACTGATTTTTTAGGTAGAATAGTTTATACTAATGCTACTAATCAATTTGAATTTAAAACAAATAGTGCAGGTACGGCAGCTTTAACCATAGCATCCACAGGTGCTGCCACGTTTAGTAGTAGTGTAAGTGCAGGGTCAACTATTTCAACAAGTGATGGATTTTATTCAAGCAAAACAGGTTCAGATAGTGTAGGAAGTGGAGCTTATTTACAACTTGCAAATAATGCATTTATACAAGCTAATGCATCTAATGGATTAGACTTTTGGACTTTAAGTGGTAGTTGGCAAAGAAGGATGACTATTACACAAGGAGGCAATGTTGGAATCGGAACGAGCAGCCCAACAACTTATAGTTTATCTGGTAAACATTTAGAATTATTTGGTGGGGGTGATTATGCTTTTATACATAATAACACAACAACTGTAAAATCTTTCTATGCAATAAATGAAGCAGCTTTAACTGCTGTTTTATTTACTTTTTCCGCACATCCTTTATGTTTTGGAACTAGCAATACCGAAAGAATGCGTCTTAGCGGAGCCAATTTACTAATAGGAACTACAACTAATGCAACAGGATTAGTTCAGGTAAATGGTACAGTATATGCCACAGGTTTTTATGAAAGTTCTGATATAAGATTTAAGAATATACTAGAAACAAATCCTAATATAAACTTATCAGCAATAGATGTAATTAAGTTTACTCGTAAAGACAATGATATTAATCAAGTAAGATATGGTTATTCTGCTCAACAAGTTCAGTCTATATTACCTGATGCAGTTACAGGAAGTGAGTTTTTAAATGTAAACTATTTAGATGTCCATACTTTAAAGATTGCACAACTAGAAAAAGAGATTAAAGAATTAAAAGCTAAACTTAACTAATGGCAACTTGGGCTACAACGGCAGACAATCAATGCTATTCAGGTAACACGCTACAAGAAGCGGTTAGTACAGGAGGTGCTTTAATAGCTAAGACTGGTGGTACTGCTATTCCTTTAACTGCTGAAATGCTAACAACATCACAAGTAGAATCAATGGTTAACGTATTTGCTATTAGTGCGGCAGCTAATCAGTTACCAACTAAGAGTGAAACAATAACTAGCGACTTTATAATGTATATGGGGCCAACAAACCCTGTTTATAGTTCTAGTGCAATATCTTGTGCTGCCTATGTTTCAGTTAGACCTTATTACATAGGCTGGAGGCAAGGCGGTAACCCTAGCGTACACGTAGGCGATATTCTTTATAATACTTATAATACTGTTAAAACAAATGGTAACGGCTTATGGGTTCCGTTAAAATGGCAAGGAACAGGAGGGACACAATCAGTAAGAGTATCTACAACAGGTGTAGTCTTAGAAGTAGTAAACTGTTAAACAAATAAAAAATAAATAATATGAAAATTCAACCAATCAGTTCATGGCAGAATGGACAAGAAAAACTAGGAACGGAATTTAACCTTCGCTTAATAGGCGACGACCTAGCTACAACGGCAACCTTTTATTACTCTATTTCTAGCGTAGAGGTAAGCCACATTGTAACAAATTTAATTAGTGCTGCAACAGAAACTGAAGCAGAAGTTACTGAAGATGTAAAAGTAGTTACAAGCTACCCACAAACACTAGTTGAAGGTAATTTAACAATGAGTGGCGAAGACTATCAAACTTGGGATTCAAGCGTAAGTGCTAATGAGTGGGCTTATAATTGGGCTTTGGCTAAATTAAATTTGGTCGCAGTAGTATAATATAATTATATTTGTAAAAACTATAACATGAAATACACACAATTAAACACATTAGTAGCCAATTTAAATGCCGTAATCGGTAGTCAAGAAAGCCGTACGCAGAAAAAACTTTTCCGTATTTATGAGAAAGTAAAGAGCCATCACGAAGCATATCAGGCAGATGTTGAAGGTTTAAGATTAGACAACGCACAGGTAGATGGTAACGATTGCTTAATCATTGATGAGAAAAATGGTTACAAATTTACTAAAGACGGAATCAAAAAACTAACTGAACAAATCAAGGAACTAGGAGAAAAGGAATTTGAATTTAAAACTATTGAAGTTATTAACGCAAATGGTTTAGAAAACTTTACTTTCCTAGAAAATTGGGTTAATGGTATCGAATTTATTAAAGAAGAAGAAGAAGTATTGTAAAATGGCAGCAAGTTTAATCGTTTTTTTAGTTGGTCAAGCCCTAACCATTATAATAGGGCTAATTAGTATTTATGTTAAAGTAAGCTTAAAACTAAAGGAACTTGAAGTAAGGGTTTCAATGGTAGAAAAGCAAGACGACATAATAGCAAAAAAACTAGATAATATACTAGAAACAATAAATAAACTTGCAATAGAATTACAAAACAAGCAAAACCGATGAAAGATTTAATTATTACTTTACTTATTATAGTTGCTATTATTGTTATTTCTAACAATGTTACAAACACAAATGAGGTAGTAATAGTTAAGACTGACACAGTTTATAAGCACGACACAACAACGTTTTACAAGAAAGGGAATAGCATCCCTTTTGTCGTTTTAGATACTTTATACCAAATAGATGAAATACATGATACGGTTCGCATTTTACAAGACTATGTTCAGGTTAAGGCTTATGCTGATACAATTAAGGTCGATTCTAGTTCGTTTATTATTTTAGATACAATAAGTAGAAATTCAATTATTGGAAGGCGTTTTACTGCTCAAATAAGTGAAAAAACTATCTATATAAATAAAACGGTTACACTAAAGCCAAAGAATGAGCTTTATTTGGGTGTTTTAGGCGATTTAAGGGCATTTGACAACAAAGTAGGGTTAGGAGTTGGTTTAGGATTTAAAACCGCTAAAAACGGCTTATTTACAATAAACGCAACGACAAATAATTATTCATTCGGTTATTATAAAAAATTGTTCTAAAATGGCATTACCTGTATCGTTTAAAGATTTTGTGAAGAATCCTATTATTGGGACTTTATTTATTGTTTTATGTGGAATATCTGCTTTGTATATTGATGTACGTTCTACGTTTAAAGACCAAATTACTTCACAGTCAATTAAAGTGCAAAAGTTAGACGACAAAGTTGATTTAATGCAGATAGCATTAAGAAGGTGTGATTCGTCATTGGCATCGGCTACTGCGAAACTAAGCACACTTGAAAGTTTAGGTAAAATACAATCTATTAAGTAATGAAATACTTCTTATTCATATTTTTATTTGGATGTACAGTTACTGCTCAAAAGCAAAGCGATGAACTAAAAGAAGACATTGAGTTCCAAAAGTTAATGAATAAGGTGTCAGAAACAAACACATTATCAGTACAAGTACAAGCTAAAGCAAGTAAAAAAGAGGTGGAGTTGGTAGAAAAGGCAGTTGAAACTATAAAAGTATTAAAAACAGAAGTAACAATATTAAAAACCGAACTAAGTGAAGTCAAAGCAACTTTGGATAGCGTTAGTAATGATACTGGTATCAGTTTCAAGCTATTGCCAATATCCGATAATAAAAAAAATTAAACAAGATTCTGTTGTTATAATGACCATTGAGCAGGGCAAAGAAATAAATGCTTTGTATTTGGGTTATAACAATACAATAGATTCACTAAAAGTTAAAACAAAATATTATGATTCAGCAATTAATCAAATTAGTAAAAAGCAAGATACAATTAACACTTACAGATTTTATATCCAAAATACTAAACAACCCACAGGAATTGACCAAGAGTTCAAAGAAAAGTACGAAAAAACGCAAGATTTAAACAGGTTTTGGATATTTCTTTTATTTATAACTTTAGCATTAATTAAAACACAATAGTATGAAATGGATAGCAAATTTACTATCGGATGAAAGAGGTTCTATAAGCACTAAAAGAGTTATAGCTTTATTAAGTGCTTTATTTTTATGCATTACTTTATTGGCTAATTCATTTAGTCATTTAGAAATTGCACCAAGCGACAAACTTGTAGATGCGGTTATGGCTATATGTATTGCTGCAATGGGTACATCGACAATAGACAAATTTTCAACAAAGAAAGATGCCGAATAACGAAAAAAAGGCATTAATTATAGGCTTTACCTTTTGGGTTGTGGCTTTAACTTATTTTATTTATAACGTATGAAACTATCAGCAAATTTAGATTTAAGCGAAGTAATTCGTAGTGAATCAGCAAAGAGAAACGGAATTAGCAATATGCCTATTCCACAACATATTGAAAACTTTAAGTTATTAGCCGAAAAGGTATTTGAGCCTATTAGGGTTCATTTTGGATGCCCTATACATATTTCAAGTGGTTATCGTAGTGTAGAATTAAACAAGTGTATTGGCGGTTCATTAACTAGTCAACACTGCTCTGGTGAGGCAATAGATATAGATATGGATAGTTCAGCAAGTGGAATTACTAATAAAATGGTATTTGACTACATTAAAGATAACTTAACATTTGACCAATTAATATATGAGTTTGGGGATAGCAAAAATCCAGATTGGGTACACGTTTCTTATGAGTCAACAGGTAAACAAAGAAAGCAAGTATTAAGAGCAGTAAAGACAAATGGTAAAACTACCTATCAAAATTATTAATATGATTAGCAAAAAAGCGTCTGATTTTATAATACTGCACGAGGTAGGAAGTAAATCGTATTACGAAAGATTTTTGCAGAAACCTACTTATCCTAAAGGAGAAAGCGGGCTTACGGTGGGCTTCGGCTATGATTTAGGCTATCAAACAGAAAAGCAATTTCTAAAGGATTGGTCAGGTGTTATTAATTTAAACTTTGTAAACGCTTTAAGGCGGTTTATAGGGGTTAAAGGTGAAAAGGTTGTACCTATGATGAAGGGCGAAGTAATGAACGTTAGAATACCTTATTTAGCTGCTTATGAAGTGTTTATTAAATCCCAGTTGCCTAGATACTACAAACTTACAAAGGACATTTATCCTGAATTAGAAACATTAAACGAAGATACTCAAGGGGCTTTAGTTTCAATGGTATTTAACAGGGGTAATAAATTAGAAGGGGATTCACGAAAAGAAATGAAAGCTATTGTTAATTTAGTAGCTAAACAGGATTACGAAGGAATTGCAGAACAAGTTGAAGCTAGTAAACGACTTTGGGAGGGGAAAAAAATGGAAGGACTGGTTACTAGACGGGAAGCTGAATCGGATTTAATTCGGGACTCAATAGCATAATCTAAAAACAACAAAATGACCAAACAAACAACACTAAGAACAAAAAGAAAACGCCTCTACTTTGACGTGGAAACTGCACCGAATATTGGCTTCTTTTGGCAATCGGGGTACAAACTTTCTATTGGTCCACAGAACATTATTAAAGAACGGGCTTTAATTTGCATTTGTTATAAGTGGGAAGACGATAAAGAAACACAATCATTAAATTGGGATAGTAAGCAATGCGACAAAAAGATGCTTCAGGCATTTGTTAAGGTAGCAAACGAAGCAGACGAATTAATTGGACATAATGGAGATAAATTTGATCTAGCTTGGATAAGGACTAGATGTTTATTTCACGAAATAGAAATGTTCCCTAGATACGTAACAATAGATACTTTAAAGGTTGCACGTTCTAAGTTTAAATTCAATTCTAATAAATTAGATTATATCGGTAAGTTTTTAGGCATTGGGCAAAAGATTAAAACAGACTTCAGTTTATGGACTGATATTGTTTTAAAGAAGTGTCCTATTGCTATGGCACAAATGATTAAGTACTGCAAAATGGATGTAGTCCTACTTGAAAAGGTACACAAGAAACTATCTTTACATATACCAGCCAAGACGCATTACGGGGTAATATTTGGTGGCGACAGGGGTTCATGTCCTGAATGTGGTTCCGATGAACTTGTAAGAAAAGGAACTAGAGTTTCAGCAACTGGCGTTAAAAAGGTTCAGTATCAATGTAAGACCTGCTCTAAAACACATACTAAAACTGATAAATAATGGCGACAAGTAAGCTACCAAAAGGATTTAATAAAATGACTTTACTACAACAAGAACAAACACTAGCTAAGAAACTAAACGAAATGTATTTAATAGTTGATGAAATTACTAAGGCACTAGCTAAGGTTAGAGGCGGCTATAAATACCAAGTAACGGAATTAATTAGACCTGACTTAGAAGAACTAAAAGTATGAAAATAAAAATTACATATAAAAAGCTAGGTAAAGAAAAAGTTCATGGTTTAGCGTGGTCTGACGGGGAAATTTATATAGATTCTAGGCTGAAGGGTAGAAAGCACCTTGAGATACTTATACATGAAGTTGCCCACTTACTTTGGGCAGAAGATGACGAAGATGCCATAGTTGAAAAATCAATAACTTTGACTAAGATACTTTGGAAAGAAGGCTATAGACGGGTTGATAATAGTAAGGATTTGCCGTTACAGGACGGCAGTAAATAGTTGTTTGTTGGTATGGTTCTGCCTTCCCCTAAAAAGGAGGGCAGTTTTTGTTTTAATACACTATATTTGCAGCGATTCATAACAGGTTTACGGGGACTTATTTTTATTTGTCCCCCTTTTTTTGCTCATTCCATTGAGTAATTTCACTCATTGCATTGAGTAAAGTGCATTATAAGGGATAAAAGCATATCAAAAAGTGCATTTTATGACACGTTATAATAGAAATATATTTCTAGTTACTTAATAAACTGCATGAATTTTCCTAATATTTCATGCAATTACTACTCATAACTATTTGATTATCAATAGTTTTAACAATTTTAACACTTTTTTAACAACTTTAACTTTTTAGTGTCAATAACTTTTTTGATATTTACATAACAATTAAACCAAACAGTTATGAATCAACAAATTAAAGTATGTTTTGAAAACGAATTTAGGGACTGGGAATTTACGCACCTTCCCAATGTGGGAACATTATTGTTCTTAAAGCCTATTAACGAAATACATTTTTTTAGAGTAGAATCAATTACGTTTACTGAATGCATCCACACTATTATTATTAATCTTAAAGCAAATTAAAATGACCAAAGAACAAAACAGGAATTTCCAAGCTATCGTTGTTATAATAGTAGCTTTTTTATTAACGGCTTTTTTACAAAATATTTAATATGAACGAGAATAAACAATGGGTAATAAACTGCATAAACAGTTGTACTAACTTAGAACAGTTAAAAATTTGCGAAACTATTATAAGCCTTTTTAAATTCCGCTTAATGAAAGACGGAGCAACAGAGCAAGAAGTTTACATAATAGAAAGCGACCTTTTAGAAACCTATTTAAACAAAGAATCAATTTTATTTATATGACACCAAAAGAAAAAGCAATAGAATTATTTGAAAAAATGGCTTTTAGTTGTAGGGAATGCGACTATGAGTCTAATGCTAAACAATGTGCATTAATAGCAGTAGATGAAATATTACATATAACATCAAAAAGAGTATCTTGGTTTAATGTAAGAGGAATGTATAAAGAAAGATTTGTATTAGACCAATATTGGGTTGAAGTTAAACAAGAAATAGAAAAATTATAATGTACGAAATTAAACAACACTACTTAACACAACTAGAAAATGAAGAACTTAGAAAAAGAATTATCGAACTTAGAAACGAACTTAAAGCCGTCAAGGACTTATTGCAAAAACAAATTTCAAATGGAGCAGGAAAAGAAAGACCTAGCAGTTAATATCTGCGAAGTAGTTTGTGCTTATTACGGGATTAAATACGGTCAGTTAATGAGCAAATATAGGGGTGAAACTGTAACCCAAGCAAGACAAATGGCTATGTATATTATCAGGGAAAAAACCCAGCTTGGGCCTGAAGCAATAGCCAAAATATTTGACAGGGACAGGACAACCTATTTATACTCTTTTAACAAGATAGGGGAGTTAGTAAGGAGCAAATATAGGGACGACATTAAACAAGATTATTTTAATATAAATATCCAACTTTAACAGGTTATTAACGAATAATAGCTTAAATTTACACTACAAAACCAATTATTAACTATGAATCAGTTACAAACAACAAAAAAGGCTTTCTCAAAGGAAGAATTTGAACTTATTAGAAGTCAAATTGCACCTGAGGCAACTGCTGAAGAACTTAAATTGTTTCTTTATCAGGCACAATTAACGGGCTTAAACCCACTTACTAGACAACTTTATTGCATCCACAGGAACGTTAAACAAGGTGCTAACTGGGTTAAAAAAATGACAATCCAAACAAGTATTGACGGGTTTAGGGTAATTGCTGAACGTTCAGGAACTTATGGTGGACAAAGCGAACCTATTTTTGCTGAAAAGGAAGGTACTTTAATAAGCTGCAAAGTATCGGTATTTCGCTTCCATAATGAAGTACGTTACGAGGCTTCAGTAGGTGTAGCTTATTGGGATGAATACGCACCTAAGAACAACGAAGGTAAAGTAACGGGAATGTGGGCTAAGATGCCTCACACGATGCTTTCTAAGGTTGCAGAAGCATTAGCACTAAGAAAGGCATACCCACAAGATTTAAGCGGTTTATACACTGGGGATGAAATGAACCAATCAGACGTACAGAATCCAGCTTACATTAAGAAACACGAAATAGCTGAAGATTTAGAACTAGCTATTGATTTAGTTGTTTCTTTAGATGAATTAAAGCAGCTTTACGTTCAAAATACTGAAATGGTAGAAGAAAATAAAGCTATTAAAAAGCTATTCTCTAACAAAAAAATTACTTTATAATGGACTTACAATTAATTAAATTACAGGATAATTTTGACCTTTATAGGAAGCTATCCAGTAGTAACAATCCTTTTGTATTTAAACAGGAAAACTACGACAAGTATTTATACTATAAGGGTAAATTAAAAGAATATTATTTAAAATCAGGCTATAAAGTAGAAGCTAAAATGAGTAATGTAAAGTTTTTACCTATGTCTGACTTCACCGAAAAATACGAAGAATATGCTGATTAATACTTGCTGCGGTTATGAAAGCGAAATAACCTACGACCTATGTCCTGAATGCTTTGAGCATTGCGACTGGGAAGAATTAGAAGAAGAAGACGAAGAAGAAAAAATAAAGGACGAACAAGAACAAAACGATATGGATGAAATAATGCTAAGAGCAGCAGAAGAAAAATTAAATAACCAATAAATAAAAAAAAATGATAGTAATTTCAATCGCACAAGAAGACATTCAATGGAAGCCTGTACAAACTAAATCAGGTGTTAAACATTACGCTTCATTAGTTGTAGACGCTAGGAAAGAGAAAGACCAGTACGAAAACACTCATACTGTGTATAATAACCAAAGCAAAGAAGAACGAGCAGAAAAGGCTAAAAAGCAGTATGCAGGTAATGGCAAAGAATACAACTTTGAGAAAAAAGAATATTCTAGCCCTGTAAATCAGCAAG